GCTCTTCCGATCTAACGTAAGCACATCAATTCAATCTCCAAAAGGGGGGTTTAACAAAACATAAAAAAGCAAAAGCAAATGAGAGCAAAATCATTAAAAGCAAAAGAATTACAAGGTACTCTGATACCATCCAGGATTAAATCCTTTTCCGGTAGCCCAGTCGGCAGGTCGCTGCTTAAACTAAACGAGGACGAGGTTAGGATATATGAGAAATTAAAAGACCATCTTCAAGCCCACAAGGCAAGCAAGGATGTTGATGACATTTTTTTGAGCATTGCATCTCGTGCCATTGGCCATTTGCTTTACAATGCCGAGGTTCTTGCAGTTTCGGGCGCAGTAATGGTGCATCCAAACGGTGCAAGGCAAGTTTCTGCAGAATGGACTGCATTTAAGCAATCCATGGATATGTTTTTGGAGATTTCTAAGAGTTTAGGCTTAGATCCTGGCAGCCGTTTAAAGTTGGACTACTTTAGAGATAGTAACGACAATGAGGATGATGAGATAGCTAAACTTTTAAAAATGAACTAATGAAACAAAGTATTTATGATACATTAATCTTTATAATTGTTATGATCATAATGGTCACAGGTTTAGCCGTTCCATTTTACTATTTATGGAATTGGCTTTTTGTTAAATTCTTTTGGTTTGATTATATAGACTTTTTAGAGGCAGTTGGTTTTGTTAGTTTTGTTTTCTTATTCAGATTTATTGCCATAGAAATTAAAAAACCTAAATGAATTTTATTGAGGATGTTGTTTCGGGGCGATTAAACATTGGTAACTATGCAAGGTTGGCAGTTGACAGGCATTTAGATGATTTAAAAAATAAGGATTGGGAGTATGTGTTTTCAGAGGAGAAGGCTAATAGGGCTTTCTCCTTTATTTCCGCTCTCCGCCATACCAAGGGAGAGTTTGCCGGGCAACGATTTAACATTCAACCTTTCCAAGAGTTTTTTATCAAAGTATTATTTGGATGGCAGAAAAAGACTGGAGGTAGACGATTCCGCAAGGCTTACCTTGAGATTGCAAGGAAGAATGGTAAAACTGAACTTGCAGCTGCGATTGCAGTTTATTGTTTTCTGTTGGACAATGAAACGGGAGCGGAGGTGTACACGGCTGCAACTACAAGGGATCAAGCAAGGATTGCATTTGATACGGCAAAAGTATTTTTAAAGAATTTAAAGAATGATTCTAAGACATTTAACAAGTTAGTTAATGTATTAAAGTATAACTGTAACGTACCTACAACAAACACTAAATTTGAATCGGTTAGTGCCGATGCTGATACATTAGATGGTCTTAATCCACATTGTGCCATTATTGACGAATACCACGCGCATAAGACAAGCGATGTACTTGAAGTTATGGAAACAGGCATGGGATCAAGATTGCAACCATTACTTTTAATAACAACTACTGCTGGATTTAACCGTGAAAGTCCTTGCTATATGTACAGAAAGGTAATGGTTGACATTTTAGAAAAAAGAAAAATAGATGAGTCTGTTTTTCCGTTACTATTTTGTCTTGATGAAGGCGATGACTGGCAGGATAAAAATAATTGGACAAAAAGCAATCCTAACCTTGGTGTAACTCCGTACATGGACTACATGGACAATCAATACCAGAAGGCATTAAACGAAGGGGCAGCAAAGCAAATACAATTTATGACTAAGAATCTAAACGTATGGACAAGCACCTCCTCCGTTTGGATTTCGCAGTCTTACATTGATGCAACCAGGTTATTTATTGATGATGCTACGCTGTATAATAAAAAGTGTTATGCTGGCTTAGACCTTGCCTCTACTCGTGACATTTGCGCACTTGTACTTTGTTTTCCGGTACAAGAAGGATTATCTAAACCACACATAAAATCTTATTACTTTTGCCCAGAAGACAATGTAAGAGAGCGATCTCTTAGTGATGGTGTTCCATATCTGCAATGGCAACAAGATGGGCATTTAACTATGACAGATGGTAACGTAACGGATTACGATTACATAAAGAACAAAGTAATTGAAATAACGGCCAAATATAAAATAGAGTGCATTTGTTTTGACCGATGGAATGCCTCGCAGCTTGTTATTCAGCTCACAAACGATGGTGCAACCATGAAGCCATTTGGGCAAGGTTTTATTTCTATGTCTGCACCAACTAAGGAAGTAGAAAAGTTGTTTTTATCTAATGAGATAACACATGATGGAAACCCAGTATTAGAGTGGATGATGAGCAATGTTATTTTGCGGTTAGATCCTGCTGGCAACATAAAGATAGATAAAGCTAAAAGCACAGAGAAAGTGGATGGAGCGGTAGCGATGGTTATGGCATACGCACAAATAATGCAAGGTGATAGACCAACGATATACGAGGGAAAGGAAAGGGAAGGAGGATTATTGATGTTATAAAATGTACCTAATTAAAATAAAAACCTTTTAATTATGGAGAATTTAATGAGAAAGCATGAGTACGCTCAAAAGGTTAGACAGATTAATTCAACATCGGGATATTTTCATAGGTTTTATGAATTATCGGGAGAATGTAAAACACATCAAGAGGCATGGCAGAAATTAGAGGAAGAAAGAGAAGAGTTAGGTCTTGATGAAAAGTACACAACGTATAATAGCTTTCGCAAAGCGAAAAGTAATTATATGGACATGAAGTTTGTTTAGTCTGTTACTCAAGGTTTATAACTTCATACTAATCTGGTTTATATTTGCCGCATGGGAATAATTAACTCCATGCGGTCTTTTTTTTCTAATACTCGTTCCAGTATAGAAAATCCAAGTACACCAATTAACGGTGATACATTGGGCGCATTGTTTCAAAGAGGATCTGCTGCTGGTGTAGCAGTCGATGAATATTCTATTATAGGTCTTCCTGCATTTTACCGTGCTACTCAAATACTTGGAGGTGTTATTGCATCTTTGCCTTTTGACATTATAGAAAAAGGATTAGATGAAAGTATAAGAATAGCAAAGGAGCATCCTAATTACAAAGTAGTTAGCCGTGAGCCATCACAATTCTACACAGCTCACACGTTTTATAAAACAATGGTTTTGCATTATTTAAGCCATGGTGCTTTTTATGCTGCTATTAATAGAAATGCAAATAGCCAAAGGATTACAAGTCTTTTAATACTTGATCCTACGCAAATGGAAAGCTACTATAATACCAGAGGAGAGTTATTATTTAAGAATAAGAAGAATAACAAGAAGTATAGTTCAGATAACATCATTCACATACCTAACCTTTCATGGAATGGCATAGATGGTTTTGTTATGCCGGACCTTCATAGAGATAACTACGGCTTGGCTTTAGCAAATAGAAATTATGGTGCTAACTTTTACAAGAATGGCGCACACTTAAACGGAGTGCTAAAGCATCCTGGCAAGTTAACAAATGAGGCATACGACAGATTAAAATCTTCTTTTAATCGTGCTTTTGGAGGCAGTCAAAATGCTGGAGGCACTGCCATCTTAGAGGAAGGCATGGACTTTCAGAAAGTAGGTCTTAATCCTGCCGATGCAGCATTTAATGAAACTAAGAAAGCTACCATTGCAGACATTGCTCGCATAACAGGCGTGCCAGGTGTTTTATTGGAAGATATGGATAAGGCTACATTTAGCAACATGGAGCAGTTGAGCCAGATGTTTGTAAACTATACAATAATGCCATTATGTGAAACAATAGAGGCAGAGTTTAATAGGAAGATATTTTTTGAGGCAGAAAAGTACACATATTGTACACGTTTTAATCTTGATGGATTATTAAGAGGTGATATAGCAGCAAGATCATCATACTACACTACTATGCGTAATGTACTGGCGATGTCACCTAACGAAATAAGGATTAAAGAAAATATGAATCCTTACACTGGTGGAGATAGTTATGAATTGCCTTTAGCATCAAACATAAAAATAGAACCTACGACAGATGCCGTACAGTAATTACCCACAGTCAGCAACAAATGCCGCAAAGAAAGCATTGCAGCATAAAGAAGATAATGGTAGCCAGTGTGGGACTTCCGTGGGCTGGTCAAGAGCTAAGCAGTTGTCAAGCAGACAAGAACTTTCGGACGATGAAGTGATACGCACTTATAGTTTTTTAAGTAGAGCCAAGGTATATGACCAAGGCAAATATTTTGATGATAACGATAACGAAATATGCGGTTCTATTATGTATGATGCTTGGGGTGGTTCAACCATGTTGCCCTGGGCAGAAAGAACTGCTAATAAAATAATGGACGAAAGGTCAAAAGAAGAAACTATGGAAAAGAGAAGTATAAATTACGAGTTTAGGGCAATGCCAGAATCTCGCACCATCGTAGGCACTGCTACGGTGTTTAATTCTGCCTATGACATGGGTTGGTATATTGAAGAGATGAGCCAAGATGTATTTACTAATTCTGACATGACAGATGTAGTAGCACTATTTAATCATGATGCTAACATGGTTTTGGCAAGGACTAAATCTGGTACATTAAAATTAAAGGTTACTGGTAATGCTATGGAATATGAATTTGAGGCACCAAACACTACTTTAGGTAATGATCTTTTAGAGATGGTTAAACGTGGTGATGTTTATCAATCATCATTTGCTTTTAGTGTAGAGGCAGAGGATTGGCAAGAAAAAGAGGGAATGAAACCAAAGAGAGTGATTCGAGGTATTAAAAAAGTATATGATGTTTCTCCCGTAACTTATCCGGCTAATCCAGACACAATGGTTGCCAAGCGCAGCTATGAACAGATAGCAGGAAAGGTAGATGAAGATTTACAAAGCGTTATTAACATATCAGTAAAATCTGAAATTAATATACAGAACGAATTACGCAGGAATGCCCTGCACTTATTAAATTTAAAAACAAAATAATGACTGCAAAGGAATTAAGAGAAAAGCGGGCTTCCGATTACGCAATAATGGAAGACCTACAAAAAAGAGCCGCAGCCGAAGGTAGATTGATGTCTGCTGACGAATCCGCACAATGGGATAAAGCAGATGGTTCTTTTAAAAGTTATACAGACCAAATTTCACGTTTAGAAAGATGGAATGAAATCAACTCCGAGTCAAGAGGAGTTAGTGTTATTGAAGATACACTTGCTTCATTGCCAACTGACAAAAGAGAGATTGTAAAGTCTCCAGAGTACCACTCTGCGTTCATGAAGGCGATTACTAAGAGAGAGTTGAACAACACAGAGCGCGGCTTACTTCGTGAAATGCGTGGTACTGCAACGATTACTACTGCGGAGACTGGCTTGGCTGGTGGTTACGTTATTCCTTACCAATTCTCAAACGAGTTGGAGAGAACAATGGCTTACTATGGCCCAATGCTACAAGTTTCTCGTATTATTACTACTCCACAAGCAGGTACATTGTACTGGCCAAAAGTTAATGATACAGGCACGGCTGCTAACTGGCATACAGAGGCAGCAGCAGTAACTGTTCAAGATATGACCTTTACAAGAGAAACTTTTGCAGCTCACGTTTGTAACACCTTGGTAAAAGTATCTGTTGAATGGGCAAATGACGAGTTTGGTCTATTAAACAGTGAGTTACCAATTATGTTAGGTGAGCGTTTAGGTAGAGCGTTGAACACTGCATTTACTACCGGTGATGGTTCTGGTAAACCAACAGGATTTAGAGATGTTGCACCAAGTGGTGTAGAATCTGCAACTACGGGAGCGTTTACTGCTGCGAACCTTGTTGACCTTGTTCATTCAGTTGACATTGCTTACCGTAACTCACCATCTGCTGCATTTATGATGCATGACCAGATTTTGAGCGCGGTTAGGAAGTTAAACTTTGATACTGCAAATAATCCATTATTCCAACCATCACTTAGAGAAGGTACACCTGATAGATTATTGGGCTATAATTTCTTTGTGAACAATGATTTACCATCTGCACAGGCTGCTGATGCGAAGATTATTTTCTTTGGAGATTGGAGTAAGTACATAATCCGAGCCGTTGCCAACAATGTGCTTGTACCATTGCGTGAGCGTTTCATGGATGAGATGGAAATAGGTTTCTTAATGTATGCTCGTTATGATGGCAAATTGCTTAATACGGCTGCAATTAAGCACTTGAAGAATCTGTAAATAATAGGGGAAAGTAAAGGGATAGGGAGAAATCTCTATCCCTACTTAAAAAATTAAAAATGGCTTGGAAAGTAACAACGGCACCTGTTAAAGAAGTTTGGACATTAAATGAAGTTAAGAATTATCTTAAAGTAGATACTTCTGCCGATGATACTTTAATTACTACTTTATTGCAGTCAGCTCGTGAAGTTGCAGAGCGTTATCTTAATCAAGCGTTAATTACACAAACAATAACAGAAAAGTTAGATAGGCTTAATAACCCTACTATTTACTTATCTGTTTCTCCAGTAATTGCAGTTAGTTTATTTCAATATAACGATGGAGTTAATAGCGTTCAAACTTACAATTCCGCTAATTATGTTGTAGATACTTTTTTAAAGCCTGGAAGATTAGCTTTAGCATACGGCAAAACATGGCCAACACTTTATGGTAATATTAATGATGTAACAATTACATACACGGCAGGATATAGCACAGAGCCATCTGGTGTGCCAATGCAGATAAGACAGGCTGTATTAATGATGATTGCAGATGGTTACGATAATAGAGAAGATTATATAAAGAAATTACCTACTGCATCGGAGTATTTACTTGATCAATATCGCGTACAATTATTCTAATGAGATACAACAAGAAAGAAGAAATAGGAAAGTTAAGAGAAAGAATATTAATTGAGCAAGTTAGTAGAACGGCTTCCGCTACAGGATACCCTACTGAATCATGGTCAACGGTTGACACTGTTTGGGGTATGGTTGATTATAAAGGTGTAAATAGAGAAGATGTCGATGGAGGTAAAATAACGGCAAAAAGTCAGATAAGAGTAACTTGTAGGTATATTACTACTGTGACAGAATCAATGAGAATTACCTACATGAATAGGAAATATCAAATTGAAAACATACAGATAAGTGAGGATAGATTGTATATGTATATGTTTTGTTCATTTAACGAAAATTACCAATGACATATATAACACAGGCTCAAATATCAAGATTAAAAAGAGCAAGCGGATCGGGAAAGAAAATAAGAGGCATTTTTGCCAATGGTTTAGCGGAAACAGTTTTAGAACTTAATGATATATTAATGAATATCACTGTTGATAAAAGGATGGATGTAATTAATGCTGGAATGCCAGCTGCAATTAATGTATATAAGTCGCTTATTCCTCAATCAAAAAAAGAGCATAAAATTAGCACATTTGCCAAAGGAGTAGGTAAGTCTGGTGGAAATGCTAAATATAGATACATAGTTAAACCGGGTAACCTACAAAGGTCTATTAAAGGATTAAGCAAATTATTACAAAAATATAAATGGACTAATGGTGCAATCGGGCCTCATTACAATCCACAACCAATAGGTTCTACTTTAAATAGTGAGCAAAAATATGATGGCTTTTACGCTCACATGATTTACGGATCTGCCAAAGCATGGAGGCAAAAAATAGTTATGAAAGCTAAAAGTATGTCTGCATCGGTTGTATATCCTCAAATGATATTAGAGGCAAAAGAACTGGTTAAAATGTATCCTAAAAGATTTTGGGAATGATAGGAAAAGTAATATACGGGAGATTATCAACTGATGTGGCAGTGACTGGTGTTTGCGGATTACGCATCTTTCCAGACATTGCTCCTCAAAATGTTACCTATCCTTTTTGTGTTTACACAATTATAAATTCTACTCCTGTTGATTACAAAGATGGACAAAGTAATTTAGAAGAAGTACAATTTCAAGTAGATGTTTATACAAATAATTATGACACTACACAAAGTTTATCAAACTCCATTAGAAATAGATTAGACAGATTTGTAGGTACAGTAAATGATATTAGTGTGCAGACAGTTAAATATATGTCATCTGATTCACAAGCATACAATGCTGATTTAAATGTTTATTGGATGAGTGTTGATTTTATGGCAAGAATGAAACGATGAAACTAAGATTATTAAAAGAATGGAATGGAAAGGCACCAGGTAAAGTAGGTGTGTTTTTATCTGAATATGGTGAGCAAATGATAAAGGATGGCATTGCCGAGCATCTTAACGATGACTTTGTAGTAGAGCAGATGCCAGAGAAGAAAGTGCAAGATGCACCTCAACCTATTTATATTCCAGTGCCAATGCCTATGGAATATTTTGAGCATGAAAATGAATTGGAAAAAATTGATGTTAATATAGATTTGTCAAAAGCTAAAAAATAATAAAATGGCAACAACTGGAATAATTAACGGTACGTTGATGAGGTTATACAAAGATAGCACTGCTATTGGTTATGCTACATCCTGCCAAATGAACATATCCGCAGCTATGCGTGAAATCTTAACAAAGGATTCAGCAGCTGGAGGATGGAGGGAAGTAAAAAAAGGTCAACTCTCTGGCACACTGTCCACAGAGGCATTATATGCCGGGCCTGGTGATTCTTCTACTAACTACTTGTTTGATGATCTCTTTACCGACTTAATATCGGGCACAGCATTAACTATTAAATTTACTACCGATGTGCAAGGTGACAATGTGTTCACAATGTCTGCTATTTGTACATCATTAGACCTTAACGCAGCCGTAGAAGAGAATACAAGCTACTCTGCATCCTTTGAGGTGACAGGTGCAATCGTGAAGACAACAAAAGCATAATAAAAATTACCTAACATGAAAACAATAAAAATAGCTAATGCGGACATACCAGTTAAGTTTGGTATGTTCGTGTTAGGTACATTTTTACGGGAGAGGAATCTAAAACTTAGCGACCTCTCCCAACTTGGCGAAGACCTCCTATTTGCTCTTGAACTTGCCTTTGCAGGTGTACAGGCAGGTTACAAGGCAAAGGGAGAGAAGTGCCCATATACCTTAGAAAAGTTTTGCGACTTAGTAGATTTAGACAAGGAAGGAATAAACAGGATAACGGAGCTGATAACAAATGAGATTTCAGTGCCAGAAGATCCAGAAAGAAAAAACGAGATAGCGGAGGAGGTGAGTTAACACTTGATTACATCGAAAGATTTTGTTTCGGAGTCCTTAGATTCCATCCTCCGCAATACTATGAGATGACACTAAGAGAGGTTATCATAGCCATGCAAGGTTATAATAACCAATTTGAAATAGAACAGCAATTTGAGTGGGAAAGAGCCAGGTGGCAAACAACACTTTTATTAAATGTTCATACGTCAAAGGGAAAGTCAATTAAGCCTAAAGATTTGATTGAGTTTCCATGGGAGAATGATAATCCAAAACCAACTAAAAGAATTTTGACAGAAGTTGACAAGTCAATTTTTGACAAATGGGATAAAGAGTAATAATGGCAAATGCAGCGCAGTTAAATCTTAAACTTGGTATAGATGTTTCGAGCCTTTCCCGTGAACTTGGCAAGGTAGAAAGTAGAATGACAAAGTTTGGCTCACAGATGCAAAACATCGGTAGCACAATGACGCAGTCTATAACTCTGCCATTACTTGGTGTAGGTGCAGCTTCATTGAAAGCATTTGCTGATATGGAAAAGTTAGAGAAGGGATTAACTGCTATTATGGGTAGTAGTGAACTTGCAAAAGATGAAATTTTAAAATTAAGAGAAGTTGCAAAATTACCAGGTTTAGGATTAAAAGAGGCAGTTCAAGGAAGTGTTAATTTACAAGCAGTAGGATTAAGCGCAGAGGAGGCTAAAAATACTTTAATGGGTTTTGGTACTGCTTTAGCTGCTACTGGAAAGGGTAAAGTTGAATTGGAGGCAATTCAATATCAGTTAACTCAAATGATTTCTAAAAATAAATTATTAGCAGAAGATTACAAAGTAATTCAAAGTAATTTACCGTTAATGGCAAAAGGTTTAGAGGCTGCATTTGGAACATCTAATATTGAAAAAATAAGGGAAACAGGTATTAGTGCTAAAGAATTTGCTTTAAGATTAGCTGAAGGTTTATCTATATTGCCTGAAACACAAAATGTAACTGGAGGTTTAGCAAATTCATTTGAAAATTTAAGTGATAATATTTTTATTGCTTTATCAGATTTTGGAAACACTATAAATAAATCTTTAGAACTTGAAAAAGTTTTTACAAAAGTATCTGATAAAATATACGCTTTTGTAGAAGGATTTAAAAGACTTAAACCAGAGGTACAAAGTTTTATTGTGTATTTTGGATTAACTATTGCAGCTATTGGACCTGCTAT